ATGGCGCGGGCGATCAACCGACTGTCGGCGCGGACGGTCCAGACGCTCACCGAGCCCGGCCGCCACGCCGATGGAGATGGTCTCTACCTCGTGGTCGACGAGGGCGGCGGGAAGCGCTGGGTCTACCTCTACCGCCTCGCCGGCCGGCGCCGCGAGATGGGGCTCGGACCGCTGCGTACCGTCTCGCTCGCACAAGCCAGGGAGCAGGCCGGCCGGGCTCGGCAGATGGCGGCGCAGGGGCTCGATCCCGTCGAGGCGCGGCAGGCCGCGGCGCCTGCGCCTGCGCCCGAACCGGCACCCGTGCCGGTCGCGCCGACCTTCGCCAAGGTCGCCGATGGCTTCATGGATGCGCGCGCCGGGGAATGGCGCAACGCCAAGCATCGCCAGCAATGGCGGAACACCCTGACCACCTATGCGGCGGGCCTCTGGGACATGCCGGTGTCGGACATCGGCACGACGGAGGTGCTCGCGGCCCTACGTCCGATCTGGCGCGAGAAGCCCGAGACAGCGAGCCGGGTCCGCGGGCGCATCGAGCGCATCCTCGACGCGGCGAAGGTCGAGGGCCACCGCGAGGGGGAGAACCCGGCACGATGGCGGGGTCACCTCGAACACACGCTTCCGAAGACCGGCAAGCTGTCCCGAGGCCACCACCCTGCCCTGCCCTATGCCGAGGTGCCGGCGTTCGTCGCGGCCCTACGCGCTCGCGTGGCGGATTCCGCTCGGGCGCTGGAGTTCATCATCCTGACGGCGGCGCGATCCGGCGAGGTCCGCGGGATGCGGGCGAACGAGGTCGACATGGAAGCCGCGGTCTGGACGGTACCGGCGGAGCGGATGAAGGCCGGCCGGCCGCACAGGGTGCCGCTGCCGCGCGCTGCGCTCGAGCTGCTCGCCCCGCGCCTCGCCGCGATCGGCCGCGAGGACTTCGTCTTCACCAACACCAAGGGCGGCATGCTCTCCGACATGGTGTTCGAGGCGCTGTACCGGCGGGCCAAGGTCGAAGGGATCACGACCCATGGATTCCGCTCCAGCTTCCGCGACTGGGCCGGTGACGAGACTGACTTCCCGCGCGAAGTCATCGAGGCGGCGCTCGCGCATCTTGTCGGCGACGAGGGCGAGCTCGCCTATCGCCGCGGCGACGCCCTGGAGAAGCGCCGTCAGCTCATGGAGCTCTGGGCGTCCTTCGTGGCGGCCGAGAGCGGCGCGGCGTCGAGGAAAGCCTCCAGGTCGCAGTGACGGATCACCGTGCTGTTGCCGATCTTCCGCGACGGGATCCGGCCGTCCTTGATGTACTCGAACAGCGTCGACCGGCCGATGCCGATGGCGGCCGCCGCGTCCTCGATCCGGTAGGCTAGCGGCACGAGGACCATGCCGCGGCGGCGCTGCGCTTCAGCCGGCATGCGTCCCTTCCTTCTCCTGCGATTGAACGACCCGCGCGTCGGTCGCTGCCGATTCCCGGTGTAGCCGGAGCCGATCGTGCAGCGGGCGCGGATCGCCGGCCAGCGCCTTCTCGGCAGCCTTCGCCCAAGCCTCCGACGCCTGCGTGTTCTGCCGGGTGCGGAGCGCTAGGAGCCGCTCGCGATGAGCATTCACGTCGGCGCTGCCAACGAAGGCCTTAGCCAGCCCGATCAGGAACGAGATCTGACCCTCGTCGAGCCGGCCGGTGGCGTTCCACTGCGTCTCGACCTGCTCCAGCCGGCGGCCCGTAAGGTCATAGATGACCGGCGTCACGCTGCCCTCCCGCTCGTGTCCTCGGTCGGCCGCTCGCCGCGCTCTGCCAGCGCCTCGAGGTCCGGGATCATCTCGGCGCGGATCTCGCGCTGGGTGTAGCTCCAGCCGGGCAGCAGGGCATGGATGTAGCGGCCGGTCTTGCCGTTGATCCGGTGGAAGCCGGGCAGGTTCGCCCAGCTCTCCCACCATTCGCCGCGGCGCGGGCGCGCGAGGTCGACATGCGCAGTGCTCTTCGCGCCCATGGTCGACGGGTCTGCGATGACCGCGCGCAGGGCCCGCGCCGCTTCACCCGCGCGGCGGCGCTCGTCATCGGTCGGCGGCGGGAGTGGCTTCGGGGCGCGCTTCGTCATGCCGCCCCCGCGATGTCGAGCGCGTCGGCCGGGACCAGCGGCTGCCAGCGGATGAGGATGCCCTCGAAGGTGAGGACGTTGCCGCCCTCGGGCGGATGCTCGGCCCACCAGAAGCGGGCCATGGCCTCAAGGTCCGCGAACCCGTCCGCCCGGGCGAAAGCATCCATCTGGCTGCTGGTGACGAGGTATCGCTCGTCAACCTGCATCAGCTCGGCGGCGCCCCGCTTGGAGAAGACCAGTCGCACCGGCAGGACTTCGAGGCACCGGCTCTCACCAAGCCGCCGGCACTGCCGCGTCCGCATGCCGGTGAAGAGCTGCACGAGCTCACCGGGCCGGGCGTGGCGCTTCCGGTCAGCTCGGATCGTCTGGGCCTTCGTGCCGGCCAGGATCGGCGGACCGAACTGCTTTTTGAAGCTGTAGGCGACCATCAGAACCGCTCCTCCGGCATGCCATCGTGGGTCACGCCGTCGAGGAGTCGGCCGGCGGCCTTCTTGCCGACGCGCATGGCGAAGAAGCCGGACCCGGGTCCGTGCGGGCGCTCGCCGACCAGGATGTAGCTGCCCGAGCGGTGGCGAGCCGGATGCACATCCTTCGTCCCGAAGCCGCCGTTTAGGCTTGGGTCGTCGCGGTCCTGCCAGCGTGCGGCACGCCGGTCTCGGTCCGCGTGTGGCTCCTTCCAGCCGACGTAGATCTCGTTCTGGCCGGGCAACCACTCGCCCCATTGCTTGAAGAAGAAGGTCACGCCCTGCGCCGCGCACTGATCGCGCAGCGACCGGACCCAATCTGGGTTGAGCGGCCGCGCGCCGGGCCCACTCTCTCCGCCGACGATCACGAGGTGGATGCCGGACAGGTCCAGCTCGCCGAGGTCCTCGAGCAGCGGCTCGATCGACAGGAAGCGGACCGCGGCGGGGACCGCGCGCAGCTTGCCGAGGCGGTGCAGCCGCGCCCGATCCTCGATCGTCGTGCCGAGCCAGACGTGCCGCCACGGCCAGCGCTCGTTCCACGGCCGGTAGCCGGGCGCCGAGCTGTCCATCACCGGGAGCATCTTCGCGATGTTCTCCGGGCGCTTCGTCAGCACCATCCAGTCGAGGTGCCGGGCGCCGGCGATGACGGCCCAGGCGTCATGCCGCCACTCGGCCGGAACCTGGTTGTCGAAGAAGTCAGCGAGCGAGTTGGTGAACACCCGCTGTCGGATGCTGGCGGCGCCGCAGGCGGCGTCCCATTTCGCCGGCTGGCGCCACAGCGCGGCGCTGGTGCGGCGGCGCTCGCCCTGCCACAGGGCCGCGTTGCCGGTCCGCTTCGCCCAGCCCTCGGCATAGCAGTGGTCGCACGCGGGACTCAGCGCGGTGCAGCCGAGCCAGAAGTTCATCGTGTGGTGGGTCCACTCGATCTTGCTGTTCTCAGCCACGGGCGCCTCCCGTCGCGAGGGCGTCGAGCACGTCCTTCCGCCCCTGCTCGCGTGCGGCGGCCATGAGCTTCAGCACCTCGTCCTCTGTCGCGAGCCAAGCGGGCGGGTCGAACGCGGGCAGCTCCTCCTCGCCGCTGGTCTGCTCGAAGCCGTGCTGCTCGGCCGCCTCGAGCCAGAAGTGCCGTTCCTCGCTGCCGGCGGCGGGAACGGTGACGTCATCCAACTCCGGAGCATGCTTCGGCGCGGCTGCGGCCGACATCCCAAGCGCGATGTCGGCGCGGACGTAGGGCGCCTGCTCGGCACCCCTGGGCCAGCGTCCGTAGCTGTAGGTCGCCACCGGCAGGCCGCCGTCGGTCTCCTTCGCGAACCACACCCACTCCGGCTGCCCGGCCCGCTTCTCGTCGAGCAACCGCGCTGCGCCCCAGACCTGGGTGTCGACGCGCGGATCCGGCCGTTGCTGCGCGATCGCCGCCTTCATCGCGTCCAGCGCCATCTCCAGCAGCGCACGGCCGAACGGGACCTGCCCGGTGTCGCTCGCCGGCAGGCTCTCGGGCATCCACCGCTCGATGAAGCGAACGGCATCCTCCATGCTGGAGGCTCCGCGTTCCTCCTCCGGGATCTCGGCCCGGGACCGCGCGACCATGGCGCTGTAGATCAGCTCGCCCTCCGGGTTGGCGACCGGACCGCCCGGCGGGTTCGGGTGCGGCATGACGCTGGCCGCCATGAACCCGCGCTCGAAGGCCGCCCAGAGCGACCCCTCGGCGTACGGCCCGACGCACCAGCCCTTCGTGTTCTCGTAATCCCCCGTGGCGGTGTACGCCTTCCACGCCATCATCAGCGGGTGATCGTCGGGGACCTTCGTCATCAGTGCGCCCTCGCGCGTGATGGTGCTGGACTCGGCCATGCTGCTACTCCGCGGCTTCGGGGATGGGGCTGAGAGCGGCGGCGGCGACGTCGCGCGGCCACGCCCAGATCTTCATGCGGCGCCCGGATCGGCCGGTGCGCGCGTCGGTTCCGCCGCCACCGCCGCGACCGACCATCAGCCAGCCGTCGAAGCGGTAGAGGTCGCCCGAGTGCAGGGACTCGTCCTGGTAGGAGACCGCCAGCGCGCGGCCGTGGGCGACGGCGATCGCCGGGAACAGCATCTCGCGCCACAGGCGGAGCATGGGTCGGCAGAGACCAGGCCGGGCCGCGCAGAGGCGTACGAGCCCGACGCACGCCGCCCGGCGGATCCCGGTCTGCCCGACCACTTCACGGACCGTCTCGCCCGCAGCTGCGACCGCGACGGGCTCGCCGCGCTCGAACATCGCGTGGTGCGCCTCGAACGCGTAGGCCGGGCGCTGATACGGGCCCATGCGGTGGCCCCAGCGGACGAGGAGCCGGTTCAGCTCAGCGCGGTCGACCGCCTCGATGTGCTGGACGGGGGCGACGAGCATCATACCCCGCACATCCCCTCGCACTCATTCAGGAAGAGGTCGGGCTGGCCGCGCTCGGCAGAGGAGCGCAGGTCCACCTCGTCGAGGGGGCGCCGGCTCCGGTGCATGAACTGGTCGCCCTTGATCCCGCCCTGTCGGCGGATGGCGCGGTCGACGACGATCGCGTCGGCCATCTCGTCTGGCTCAAGCGCCTGCCACTGCGCGTCCGAGTGGAAGGGGCAGCCGATGCAGGACGACTTCGGGGCCGACCAGCCGTAGGACGCCAGCTTGGCGTGGCAGTCGCCGCGGTTCATCCGACGCCGGATCAGCGGCCATTCGTTGACGATGTACTGGACGCGCGAAGGCTTCATGCGGAAGGCTTCGTCGGTCGAGATGCCGACCCACATCTCGGTGCCGCCCTTCGGGCGTTTGCCGCCGTGAAGCTCGACGATCTTCCGGCGGATCGGCTCCAGCTTGTAGTGCGCGGTGCACTGGCGCCGGCCCATACCGTCGGAGCCGTCGGCGTTCCGGATGAACCATGGAACAGCGGCGAACCGGCCGGCCCGGCCAGAGCCGCCAGCGATCGCGTCCTCGCGGATGTTTCCCGCGCTGACGATGTGGACAGGGAAAGGCAGGGCTGCCCGCAGGCACTCAAGGTGCTCGTAGACGGCCCGCGGCTCCCAGCCGGTGTCCGAGAAGATGGCGCAGTCGGGCATCGGGCCGATCTCGCCGTGGGCCGCCATGAGCGCGAGCGTCGTCGACTGGACGCCGGCGCCGAGCGAGAGGACGCGAAGACGAGGCGCGTTCATGCCGCCGCTCCTGGGTCTGCGAAGAGGGGGCCGTGGTCGGCGGGCTTGTGGCCGTGGCGGATGCGGTCGCGCTCGACGGGGCCGGCCCGGTCCGCCGCGATCCGGCGCTCGGCCATGGCCGCATATTCGGGGTTGAGCTCGATCAGCAGCGCGTCGCGGCCGAGCCGCTGGGCGACGAGGCCGGTGGTGCCGGCGCCGCCGAACGGGTCGAGGACGGTGCCGCCGGCTGGGCAGCCGGCCTTGATGCAGTCGACGATCAGCCCGGGCGGGAAGGTCGCGAAGTGCGCCTCGGCGAAAGGCGCCGTGGTGACTGTCCACACCGACCGCTTGTTGCGGGTCAGCCCCTCCCACGGGACCGAGCCGCAGACGTTCGAGCCGGTACCTTCCGGGCAACCGCGAGCCGAGCCCGGCTTCCGCTCGATGTTACCGGACCGCTTGATGCGGTCGCGGCCGCGCGGCGTGATCGCCGGATGCAGCTGGTCGAGGCGCCCCCAGCCTACGCCCGTCTTCGTCTCTGGGCCGGAGACGGGCTCAGCTATTGCCACGGCGTCGAAGTGGTACCGCTCGCTCCTCGAGAGCAGGAACAGGTACTCGTGCGCCTTCGTGCACCGATCCTCGATGCTCTCCGGCATCGGGTTGGGCTTCGACCAGATGATGTCCTGGCGCAGCCACCAGCCGTCCGCCTGCAGCGCGAACGCGACGCGCCACGGGATGCCGATCAGGTCCTTCGGCTTGAGGCCTAGCTCCCGGATCGTGCCGGCGCCCTGCGACCGCTTGGCGTGGTTGCGGATGCGCGAACCCTTCCAGGACGGATCGGCCGCGCTGCTCTCGCGCTGTCCTTGCGCTCCCCAAGAGCCCGCATAGCTGTCGCCGAGGTTCAGCCAGAGCGTGCCGTCCTTGCGAAGCACGCGGCGCACCTCGCGGAAAACCGCCACGAGCTCGGACACGAAGGCGGTAGGCGTAGCCTCGAGGCCGATCTGGCCGTTCACGCCGTAATCCCGCAGACCGAAGTACGGCGGGCTGGTCACGACGCAGTGCACGCTCTCGTCTGCCAGGGTGCGCAGGACCTCGCGGCAGTCGCCCTGAAGGATGCGGACCGTCATGCCGCCACCCCTTCGCCGCTCGCCGGGGCGCGCCGCTTCCGGCCCTTGGGCTTCGGCCGGTCGCCGCGCTTGGCCCATTCGCGCACCTCGGGGTACGCGACGCCGGTCAGCGCGGCCCAAGCCTCGCGGCACTGCTCCAGCGTGAACATCGCCGTGTGGCAGGTCTCGCGGGTGAGCCCCATGCGGGCGGCGAGGAAGCCGTAGACGCGGCCGCGGGCTGCTCGTTGCACCTGCGTGATGCCGGCGGGGTCCAGGCGGCCATATCCTCCGGTCCGCGGGGCATCCTTCCAGAGCGGGTCGATCCTGCGGTGATGCAGGAGGATCCGGGCCTCGCGGAGTGCGGCGTCGGCCGGGAAGCCGAGCGGATCCTCCGTGCCAGGATGGCAGCCGACGTTCGTGTCCTCGCAGACGGAACAGGCCCAGATAGGCTTGTCCGCGAGGTCGGGGCGGTGCGGGTAGATCTCGCGGCCGTCGGTGAGGCGCGCCGCGGTTTCGCAGGTCGGGCAGATGGGAGCGGCCATCAGCGGTCGCCCTCCCCGCGCGCGGCATCCTCGGCCTTGAGGGCGCGGTACGAGGACACGAGGCCCCAGGCAACCAAGGCCAGGACGGCCGTGACACCGCAGCCGATGAAGAAGCTCGGCCAGCACATCAGGCGGCCTCCTCTGCGACGGCCGCGAGGGGCACGTACCGCTCGCCGCAGAACGGGCAGAAGGTCGGCGCCATGACGACAGGGCGCTTGCCGCGCGGGGCAACCTTCTCCGTGAGCAGGGTCACGGTGACGTAGCCGGGGACACCGTTGTGCGGCAGCGCGATCGTGCCCGGCAGCCGCGTGTTGTGCTCCGCGAGCAGAGCGTTGGTCTGGGTGAGGCAGTCGCAGGCCATCAGACGATGCCCTCCTGCTCGCGCTCGGCCTTCGCCTCGGCCGCCCACGCATCCCGGCGGCGCTGCATCTCGTGGCGGACCGTGAAGAGCACGTCCTCGTCGAAGTCGCGGTCGGCGACCCACTGGAGGAAGCTGAAGTCGACCTCCGACCAGAGCAGGCCGCGGTTCTTGCCGATGTGGCAGCGGACCTGGAGCGCCGGCTCGCTCGACCAGCGGATCAGATCCTCCATCGGCGCGAGGGCGAGGAGGTCCCGCAGGTGGTGCGCCGTGACGTAGGCGTCTGGGTAGGCCCGGTGCGCGAGCGCGGCCTGGGCGCGGTCCAGGCCCTCCGGCCGGCGCCAGTAGCGCAGGCCCATGTTCGAGTGCAGCGGCGCGTCGGGCCACAGCCGCAGGGCGCACTTGTACGTGCAGATCCAGGGCAGCCCGCCGGTCACCTCGTCGGTGAACCACTGCCGCTCGAACTTCGCCGAGTGCGCGGCCAGGGCGACGATCGGCGCCGCCGTCGTCAGAACGCCAGGGAGCACCCGGTCCCACGGGCGCGCGTCCGCCACGTCCTCGTCGACGATGTGGTGCACGGCTGACGTCGCGGGCGTGATCGGGTGGCCCGGGTTCACGAAGGACCACAAGCCACCCTCGACACGCCAGCCGGTCGGGGCGCCGGCCTCGTCCCGGCCCGCCGCGGCGAGGTCGCACCAGCCCACCTCGCACACGCCGGCTTCCGGCGGCTCGAACCCGGTGGTTTCGAGATCAACGACACGGATCAGCATCACGCGGCCTCCGCCGTTCCGATGGCCAGGAGGGACGCGACGCGGGCCTCGACCTCGCCGAGGAAGGCGCGCACGGCCGCTTCGTCCTTCGCGATCTGCTCGTCGTCGCGGTGGAGGCGCTTCACCCAGAGGCGGAGGGCCGGCGGCACGCTTGGGTGCCAGGAGGCAAAGTCGCACCACTTCCGGCCCGTGCAGGCCATCTGCCAGCGCATCTGCGGCAGGTACTGCTCGGGGATCGCGCCGGAGAGCAGCGTGTCGAGGTGCGTCCGCAGGGTCGGGCACTTGATCTCGACGAGGCCGAGATCGCCGACGAGCCGGTCTGGGCTGGCGCCGGCCATGGTGATGCTCGGGTGCTCGACGAAGCCGATCTGGTCGACGTCGACACCGTGGAGGAAAGCGTAGGCGTCGGCCGCCTGAGGCTCACGCTCGGAGCCCTCCAGCATCGGGCCTGTGAGGTAGTGCTGGGTCGTGAGCCCCGTCAGCCGCTCGCCGACGAGCTCCATCAGGTAGCGCTCGCGCTCGGCGGTCGGCTTGCCGTCCTTCTTCACGGCGAGGATGTCGGCGATGCGCGAGGCCGTGGCCTTACCGGCCCTCGCATCCAACCATTCAGGAGACCCTTGGATCATCTCAGGCATAGGTCGCGCCCTCCAGCTTTCCACGACGAAGGCGCATCAGAGCTGCGCCGCCACTGATCCCGAGTGCTCTGGCGTATTCGATGACGGGCACGATCCCGCCGTCAGTTTTCATCAAGACTAGACTGGCGCGGTTGTGCGCCTGCACTTTCGGCGTTGCCCAGCGCACGTTTCCAGGCTCGTACCCGCGTTTCCCGTCGATCCTGTCGAGCGTTGTGCCCGGCGGCCGCTCGCCGATGTGCGCGAAGAACGCCTGGAATGAGCTGATCCACTCCGGATGGACCGTGATCCCCTTCGCCCCGTATCGAGCGAAATCTTTATGGGATGCGTCCAAGCAACGCCGCTTCATGGATGTCCATGAGCTATACTCGGGCGATCCGTGCCTGCCGTGTTTCAGGGTGTTCGGAGGGATCTCCCGACGAAGGCAGCCGCAGGACTTGGTCGTGCCAGACTTCACCCGACCGATGGCGACCTCGGTCTCGGCACCGCACGAGCAGTGGAACAGCCCCATCAGGCGCCCGTCGCTGGAGCGACGCTCGATCTGGCGCACGAAGGTCAGCCGCATATCGGCCATGTCAGCGGCCCTCCTGCTGGCGGGCGCGGTTGGCCACGGTGGTCTTGATGGAGGCGAGGACCTCGTCGAACCGATTGGCCGGCAGGTCCGGCACGCTCTCAACGCCGAAGAAGCGCAGCAGCCGGTCCGGCGGGATCTTGTGCTCGGTGAGCTGCCTGCGGATCTGCTCCGCCTGCTCGTCGCTGATGACGTCGTCGCTGCCGCCGGCCGGCGACCCGTCCGTGTCGTGCGGGTCGTTCGTCAGCGCGATGTTGAACACCTGCAGGACGAGGTAGCGCCGGGCATAGGTGATCGTGGAGCCGATCCCCTGGATGGGCGTCTTGTTGGCCTTGCCCTGGGCGCCGGCGGTGTCAGGCGGGAGGTCGAGGTGATAGGCGCGCTCGTGCCCGGCCTCGTGCGCGCAGGTGCAGGTGACCCGGAGGTTGCCCTGGATCGGCGACGGCTCGGTGTCGAACGACAGCGAGAAGCCGTGCCGGGCGATGATCGGCGCCGTCGCCTTGGCGATGCTCTCCAGGCGAGCGTAGGCGGCGCCGGAGTGCGTGTTGCGGGCGTCGCGCAGGACGCGGGGCAACTCGGCCTGACAGGCGGACATCGCCGCGTTGAAGGCGATACGCGCGCGCTCGGCCCGGTCCTCGCGGGCCATGACGAGGAACCGCTCGACGCGGTCCGGGTCGATGTTCGGGTCCCGCGCCATCCGCTCAATGATGGACAGGACGGCGGCGCCCTCGGCCGGCTGAGCGGCCGGCACCTGCGCGGTATCGGCGACGGCGATCTCTTGGCGTGCTGCGGACACGGTTCTCTCCTCAGAAGGGGATGTCGTCGAAGCGACGAGCGCGGCTGCCCGGCACCGGTCCGGGCGAAACCTCGGACGGCTCGCCGAAGGTGAGGCGCTCGAACTCGACGAGGCGGATGGCCTCGACGGCCTCCAGCACGACGAAGGCCTGCCCCGGGTTCTCGCGGGCGAGGCGCTCGGCCTCGCGGATGGCGCCCGCCTTGGTTCCGTGCCGGTGGTTCGTCGGCCCGGCGCCGTGGACGAGCCAGTAGGGTTCGAGGTGCAGCGCCATCGTCACGCCTCCGCCGGAACGGCGTGCCCGGCGACGCCGAGCCCAGCGTTGATGGCGGCGGCGAGCATCTCGGCCCGCTCGCGGTCCATGCCCGGCGAGCCGGTCGACAGGATCAGCGCGAACACCGTCCCGTCGGCGTCGGCGAGGCCGCGCAGGGTGCTCTCGCAGGCGCGGACCGGCGCCCGGATGCCGAGGAAGGTCGCGCGCTGGGCGGGCGTGATGGCGCGGGGCTCGCGCATCTCGAAGGGGAGCACGGAGCGGGTCATCACGGCCTCGGTGTGGGTGAAGGGCGGAAGGGTCACTGCGGCCTCCCCTGGTCGGGGTGGCGGAACAGGTGAGCGCGCCGGGCCACCATCTCGGGCAGCCCTTCGACCGCGAGGGCGGTGATCGTCGAAGAAGCGACCGGGTCCCCCTTCGTGAGGGCCGCGATCGTCGTCGCGAGCGCCGCTGTCATGATGTGCGTGAGCGTTGCGCTCTCTGCGATGCCGTGCGTGCGCGCGGCTTCCTCGACGCACAGGGCGTAGAGCTTGGTCTCGAAGGCGCTCACAGGCGCCTCCCGGCGGCCCGGAGCCTGGTGCGCGCGTCGGCGAGCACGGTGACGTCGTCGCGCCCGTCGAGGTCGACGCGGGTCTCGGCGGTGAACAGCGCGATGTTCCCGGCCATGGTGCCGGCGGTGGCGCGCTCCAGCGCCTCCTCGAGCACGCGGTCGAGCGTCTCGCGCGGCTGGTCCAAACCGGTATTGAGGAGCAGGACCTGCGCGGCCGCCGCGTGCTCGGTGGTGGTGCGCAGGGCGGCGTAGAGCTCGGCGGCGCGCTGGTCCTGCGCGTGGATGGCGCGGACCAGCTCGCTGTAGCTCGGGACGCCGAACGCGGCGGCGTGGCGGTCGACCAGGGCGATGAACGCCTGGTGGTCCGGGGCGGAGCGGACGGCGCAGCTCATCGCGCACCCGCCAGCTTGTCGGCGACGCGGGCGCGGGCGGCGTCTGCGCGGCGCGCCGCGGCAGCCAGCTTCGCGGCGACATCCTCCAGGCGGCCCATGTCGGCGCGCTGTCCGGCGCCGGCAATCGTCGCCCGCTCCAGGTGGTGGACCGCCGAGAGCGTGGACTCGCTGATCGCATCGAGGATCGCGAGGGAGGATTCGAGGCGCCCGAGAGCCTCGGAAGCGCTGGGCAGCGGCTCGGCCGGCACCATGGCGTCGAGGCTCGGCGCGGTGGCGATGAGGTGCCCGTGCAGGGCGCGGATCGGGTGCGGCGCGTTCACAGCAGGGCTCCGGTCGGCGACCGGCGGCCAGCCGGCGCATGGTTGAGGTCGATGCGGACGTCGCGGACCGGCGCGTCGGTGCAGCCGGTGGCGGCGAGGGCCTCGGCGCGCGCGGCGTCCCACCGGCGGCGGTGGTCCTCCATCTCGGCGATCGCCGCGTTGAGGGCCGGGCTCTGGCTCGGGCGAAAGCGGGGATCCCGGAGGCTCGCCTTGCCGGCGTCGCAGCGGGCGGCGAAGCGGGCGAGGCTGGCGGCGCGCGCCTTGGCGGAGTGGGTCGCCATGGTCAGGCGGCCCTCCGCCTTCGCGATGGCGGCGGTCGCCATCTGCTGGAACCAGGAAGGGCAATCGAAGCTGCTGACGAACTTCAGAGCTTCCAGCATCTCCGGCGCAGCGGTGATCAGCCGGGCGTCCGCTTCGGAGACCATCAGGTCGCCGACGTGAGCCGCCGGGCCGTCCTGCCGATCGTTCGTCCCGGCGGTGATGATGAAGCCCCAGTCGGCCGATCCGGACGGCTGGAAGCGGCCCTCGATCTGCCAGGGGCCCGGCGTGTGCTTGGTGGAAGCCATGTTCAGGCAGCCTCCGCCAGGAACGCGATGGCCGAGCCGATGCCCTGGCCGCCTTCGCGCTGCTTCGCCGCGAAGTAGGCCTCGGCCGCAGCGCACAGGGCCTCGCGGGCTTCGGCGGCCGACAGGTCGCGAGCCTCGGCCTGCGGGCCAGGAGCGTCGAAGAAGGCGCCGATCGGCGCTCTGACCAAGCCGCAGAACAGGCGCAGATCGGTCGCGCTGATCCGGTTCGTGCCCTTCTCGTACTTCTGGAGTTGAGCGGCCGAGAAGCCGAGGACGACAGCGACCTCGCGCTGGGTCATGTGGGCCGCGATCCGGGCGGCGCGGATGCGCGCGCCGAGGCGCACGTCCGACATCGTGGGCTTCTTGCCGGCCATCAGCGGGCGCCCCGGACGGCGGCCACGTGCTGGATGATGAACGCCGGTGCGAACGGGCCGAGGCCGACCGCCAGAATGCCGAGGCCGACGTAGGTCAGCACCTCGGTGAGCGGTGCGGTCGAGAGGTAGATTTCGAGGGCGGTGAGCATCTGGGGCTCCATCGGCTCGGTGAGCGGCGATGGGCAGATCATGTAGCCGATACGGATACGCGTCAAGCGCTAAATATCCAAAATGGCTACAGCCGAAGCGTGCGCGGACTGCCGCACCGCTGTGGAGCAGTGTGGATGGGTGTGGAAAAGGCTACGGGTCCCAGGCGGTTACCGCGCCCGGCTGATCGCGGATACAAAAAAGCCCCGCACAGGGCGGGGCTGGTATCGTGTGTGGCTGAGATGTGATTGCGGGCTAGCTGGGTGCGATCTTCGAACGAAGCTGTGTACCGATCAGCCTGGCGTCTAACGCTTCAGCATATCCCGGGTCCTTCGGTCGGAGCATCCTGACAACGATGTTGCCGCCGGGCTTGAATACCGGATCACCGCCGGTCGTAACCAGCGTATTGCCGTAGCGGTTCGTCTGGATCGGGTCGAAACCTGACACTTGGCTGCTAACGCCTTCGCCGCCGACGATCGCGAACCGGTCGTAGCCGGACTCCAGCGTCAACTCGGCCGCGCGCAGCAGCGCGATGTCGCCAGCCCGCTCCTTCGACGTGAAGCCATTGCCTTTAACCGAGACGCGATACGTGTTCTCGGACAGTCGAAGCTCATCATAGCCGCCCGTTAGGCCGGTCTTCTGGTAAGCGGTCTGGCATCCGGCCAGGGCAAGCGCGACTGAGGCGCCGACGAACCACTTCATTGATCTAGGCTTCCTCTGTTTCAGATTTGGAGCGCCGCTCTGAAGGCTTTTTCAGGCGCTCGCGCATTTGATTTTGAACCTCCGCCTCACGTTCGAGGATCTTCCATTCGTCCGCCGGAATGATCGCTGCGATGCGCGCAACCCAGTCGACCTTCACGTCGCGCAGGGTCGGATAGGCTTGGTTGAGGCTGATTAGGTCGAACAGGTCCGGCTTGGACCCCTGGTGGACGATCTTGAGCTGCCGCCCGTGTTCGTGCGTACCCACGGCGACCCGTTTGCCGATGTGCTGGCGGATATCTTGGGTGTGCGCACGACAGATGATGACCGTGTCGGGCTCGAAGATCGGCAACATGGAATCGCCGATCACTTGGTACGCTACTGCCGCATCGCGGACTTCAACAGCCGTCTCGATCTCGTACTGCACTCCGGGCTGATCCTGCGCAGTGGAAGTGTCGATCGCACCGCCGGCACCGATCCGGCCGCCCAGCGGTACAGTGAAGGCCGCGACCTCGCGCAGGCCGAGAAGTTTTGCCGGAGAGACACCCAAGTGCGGAGCAATCGCTTGCGCCATCTCTGCGGTGAGGCGCGCCTTCTGATGGGCGCGCTTGTAGATGTCCTGCTTCGTGATGCCGGTCAGACGCTCAAGCTCTGTCGGCCCGACGCCTGCCTCCGCCATCGCTTCCGCGAGGCCATTTGGAAACTTGCCCTTCATGCGGGCACCCTGTCACCACCTTGGTTACGTGACGAGCATCCGTTTCGGCTACGGGCCTCTTGACGCGTATCCAAAAGGGCTACATGCTCTGCGGTATGAGGCTCGCCGACTTTCTCGCCGACCACGGCATCAAGGACTCCGACTTCGCCGAGACGATCGGCGTCAGCCGGATGACGTTGTGGCGATACAAGTCGGGCGACCGGCGTCCCGAGTGGGATGTGCTCAAGCGGATCGTTCAAGCGACCGACGGTCACGTCACCCCCAACGATTTTCTAGACGCGCCGGAAGGCTCTGACGCTGCCCAGCCTCCCGCCGAGGGAGCCGCCGCGTGATGCGCCGAGCCCTTCTCCTCGCCGCGACGCTCGCTCTGGCCAGCTGCTCTGACGGCGACGTCGCCCGTCAGACCGTCGAGCTCTACGGGTTCACCGACATTGCGATCGGCGGCTACACGCCTTTCGGCTGCGCCGACAGCGACAGCTTCCACACCAGCTTCACGGCGCGCGGCGTCAACGGCGCGTGCGTCCAGGGTGTCGTCTGCTCCGGCGCCTTCAAGGGCGCGACGCTGCGGGTCACCGGCCCGTCGAACGCCTGTCCTGTCCGCGGGCCTGTCGCCCCGCAGTCGGGCGCGCGCTGATGGGTACGGCATGCCTCTGCCTCGGCTGCTGGATCGGTCTGAGCTGCACCGCCGGGCGCGCCCTGATCTCGGGTGGTCCGTCTGATGCGCTGGTCCGCCGCGCGAGCCACGTCGGGCTCGTCGTCGGCGCCGGGCTGATCGTCTGCGGCGGAGCGCTCCGGTGAGCGCCGCCCCTCGCCTTTCGCCGCGTGCCCCTGCCGTCGCCAGCGTCGAGGCGTCTGCCTCGGTGGCGGTCTCCCTCCGGACGACTGCCATGCCGCAAGCTCTCACCGCCGCCGATCGCCTGATGCAGCTCGCGCGGATCCTACGCTTCGGCGCGTCGGGGCTATTCCTTGAGGTGGAGCAGATCCAGCGCCGCCGTCCCGAGGAAGCGGCGACGGGCCGGAGCGCAGACATCGCGCTGCTGGCGCTCGGGATGCACGAGGCGGCGCAGGAGCTGGACCGCCAAGCGGCGGATGCGGACCTGCAGGCCTACCTTGCGCATCGCGCCGCCGGCGGCGACGTGCTGCTGCTCCCCCTTGCGGTTGTCGTTCGCCAGCCGGAGCAGCCTCGGCCCGCGGCGAACGATGCCGGCACGCTGAAGCGCGTCGTTCGCGCGGTCGGCCGCTTCTTCCGGAAGGCGGCCTGAAATGTCGCTGCCCGTGCACATCGCCGGTTCTGCCGTTCTCGTCCGCGAGAACTGTAACGCACGGGCCATGACATCGTCTTTACTGGCTGTCGCGCGGCTGTGCACAGCTTCCTCCCATCGCAGCGGTCGCAGGTTCACGCCTCCCGCCAGCGAGCGACCCGGCCGAGACCATCGCAAACTCGGACCCTCGGCCGGGTCGTCCCTTCTCCTGCGCGCCCGTCTCCGCCTGCAAGCTGCCGGTCGCGCTGTGTGTCGTGCGTACCCTCAAGAACTCCCTCTGCATGTCGGCCCTCTCCGTCCGTGGCCTCAAGTAACCACGGACGGATTTGCTGATGTGCAAAAGGTTTTTGCGGAAAGCTCAAATGCCAGACGCTGACGTGATCCGGGCGCGTAGCGCCTTCGACGAGCTGTTGCGCCTCGAGATCCGCGGACCGGGTGACACGGCCAACGCCATGCGCCGGATCGCGACGCGCGCCGCCATCCCCTTCGGGAAGCTGTGGGCGCTCCGGTACCGGCCGCCCAAGGAAATCGCCTCGCACATCCTGGCGCGGATCGAGGCCGCCCACGCCGCCGAATGCGAGCGGCAACTCAGGAGGCTCGCCCATGACGTCCAGGTCACCGCCGCCATCGCTGGCCCTGCGCACCCTGCTGTGCGCGCGGGTGAAGCTCTTCTTCGCGCGGCAGACCGCCCGGCTGAAGGCGCAGCTCCGCGCGTGGCGCGTCCGCTTCGCCAGCCGGTTCAAGCGCTTCCGGTGGAACTGAACGACCTGCCGCTGTGGCGGGCCGCGAACGAGGAGGAGTGAGACGTGGAAGGTATCAGCGGAGCACTGGCGGCCGGACAGAACGCTTACGGCAGCCTCAGCCAGAGCGTCGATAGCGTCGGTAAAGCGCCTCCGGCCATGACGACGATCTCGACGGTGATCGAAGCCTCGGCTCTCGGCCGGAAGATGGCCCAGGATCGCTGCGATGCGATCTCGCATCTGGCCGAGCGCGCGAGTTCCATCGCGGTGAGGGCTGCGGGTCCTGGCGCCAGGTCGGCCCCGCCGAAGGATCCTGCCTCGGCCACGAGCACGGGGGAGCCGGTTTCCTCCCTCGACGCCGCGCTGGCTGCGGCCCTCGCCGCGCGCGAGCCTCTGATCCGGATGGACCCGGCGCTCCGCGAACTCGCCGCCGCCCTCGACATGCTCGAGCGCGCCATCGGCTGAGCCGCCACCTCCGGGCGGCGATCGACGCCGCTCGGCCACCTTCAGGAGCTGAGCATGGGTTGCGGACGGAAAGACCAGAGCGACGTGGTGACGTCGGATCAGCGCGTTGTCGTCGGCGTCTGCCTTCCGCCGTTCGCCCCGACGCACGTCTCGCACAAGCAGGTCGAGGCCTACCCGATCGCGGCGGCCGAGTTCCGGTCGGACGGTTCGGGTCGCATCGCGCTGAAGGGCGGTGCTGTCGTCGACGTGCCGGCCGGCTTCGCCTCACGTGGGGCGCCGGAAGCGGGCGATTACCTCGTCCGGTACGCACCGGTTCCAGGACAGAGCGACGGCTACCTCTCGCACTCGCCGCGGGCGGTGTTCGAGGCGGGGTATGCGCCGGTCTCGCAGCAAGCCGACTCACGTGGTGAGCCGGCGCTGTCGCTCGGCGAGACGCAGGCGATCGTCGAGACGAAGACGGCGCCTCGCGTCACCGAAGCGTCGATCAAGGCGAAGATCGCCGACGTCGAATACTTCCGCGTCCGGCACCTGACGATCTGCATCATCACGCTGCGGAACGGCTTCTTCGTCGAGGGGCACAGCGCGCCCGCCGCGCCGGAGAACTACGACCAGCAGGTCGGCGAGCGCTACGCCTACGACAACGCCTTCCGGCAGCTCTGGCCGCTCGAGGGCTATCTCCTCCGCGAGCGGCTGGCGGCGGCCTGACCATGTCCGACGGCGCCTTCGTCACCACCCTGCCGACGCACTTCGCGACCCTGCGCGAGGGCGTCGAGAAGCACGTGCCCGAGACGGCCGTGAACGCGATCATCCGCAAGGGCCTGATTGCCCTGCTCGGCTGGGCGGAGGCGATGGCGCACGCCCTGGTGTCGATCACGCCGGCGCCCGCCCAGCAGCAGTTCCACGCGCCGCTCGGCGACCGCTCGCCCGTCGTCGAGGAGCCGCGGGTGCCGCGTCGCGCTGGCAACGACCCGCGCCTGCCGGGCAACCGCCCGCACCCCTAAAACGAGAACCGCCCGGCCTGCTGTGGGAGCGGGTGCCGGGCGGTCAGTCGAAGTCTTCCTGGAGGATGTGATGGGTAAAGGTAGGAAGGCCGAAGATCAAGCTCGGCCCAACGTCGATACTGTCGCCGAGCTTCGCTCCTATGCAGAGCGCATCGTCCGTATTGAAGACGAGCGGAAAGCGCTCGCGGGCGACATCAAAGAGGTCAAGAACGAGGCCGCCGCGCGTGGCTTCGACAAGAAGGCGCTCGCCGTCGTCATCGCCCGCATGCGCGAGACCATGGAGGAGCGCGAGGCGCGCGAAGAGACCGCGGCGCTGGCCGATGTCTACCTCGCCAGCCTCGGCATGCTCGACGGCACCCCGCTCGGTGATGCGGCCCGACGCCTGTTCGACCCCATCGCGGATCCCGAAGGACACGCGGCGGCGACCGAGGATGCCATGCACCTCGATGACGACGAGGAGACGGCGGTCCCCGCGGCTCCTTCTGCGCCGCCCGCCGGCGCCATGAGCGAAGAGGCGCTGGCCACCGCCCGCGAGGAGGGCTCCTCTGCGGCCGCCGCTGGCGAGCGCGTGTTCTCGAACCCGTACGTCGCTGGCGATCCCCGCCGCGCCGCCTGGGATGAGGGCTGGTGCCTGCGGAAGGGCTCGGACGGGATGGAGATCCCCGACGCGTTCCGCCGGAAGAAGAAGCCCGCGGCTGACGAGGCTGGTGAAGGAGCCGCATCGTGAGGCCGGTTCGGGAGATGCAGCCCACCCGCCTCACGCGCGGGAAGGCGGCCGCCGAGGAGGCGAGCGCGGCTCAACGGCTGCGCACGCAGCTCGGCGCCATGGTCGATGTCCGGGAATCGAAGGATGCCGAGGAGCCGATCCTCGGGCCCGGCGTGCGCGCGGCCATTCTTGGATGGCTCGCCGAGATCCACGCGGCCGCCGATCTCGCGGCGGTCGGAGTGAAGCCGCGCAGCACCGCCCTGCTCTACGGGCCGCCCGGCTGCGGAAAGACGACGCTCGCCCATCACCTCGCCGCCCGCCTCGGCGTGCCGCTGGTGATCGTCCAGGCCGAGCAGCTCGTGGAATCGTCGCTCGGTGGCACGGGGCGGAAGGTCGCCGAGCTGTTCGATGGTCTGGCGAAGGTCGGTGCCCCGTGCGTCGTCCTGATGGACGAAATTGACGCGATCGGTTCGGAGCGCAGCAACGACGATCAGGCCTGCGCCCGCGAGATGAATGCAGCGCTGACCACGCTCCTACAGAAGATCGAGGCGTTCGGCGGCCGGCTCATCGCGGCCACCAACCGTCACGACAAGCTCGACAAGGCGCTCTGGCGCCGGTTCGGCCTACAGATCGACGTCGCCCTGCCCGGTGATGATGAGCGCTGGGCTATCCTCAAGCGGTACGGGCTGCCGTTCGACTTCGACGACGACACGATCGACGGCCTCGCCGAGATCACGCGCGGCGCGGCTCCGTCGCTGCTCCGGCAGACGATGGAAGGCATCAAGCGCACCCTCGTCCTCGGCGAGCGGCTCCGCCTGCCCGTTGATGATCCGGCGGCTGTGCTCCGCATCGTCATCGAGCACGCGCGCCCGCACCCCGACTATCAGGCGCCCCCGCTCTGGGCCGACACGTCGCTCGCGCGGACGTTCGCCCCTGAGGCTTGGCCGCCGGCTCGGCAGGGCTGAACATGCGCCAGCCGCCAGCCTCCCACGGCCCCGTGTTCGCGCCTCCTGGGCGCCGCGTGGTCGATTCCGTGACCGTGCTCCTGCCGGTCCCGCCCTCGGTGAACCGGATCTATCGGCACACGAAGGAACGTGGGCCGGTCAAGTCGGATGCCTACAAGGCCTGGATCGACGGCGCCGGCTGGCGCCTCCAGGCCCAGCGCCCGGGCCGTGTGCCCGGCCCCTACGTCCTTCTGCTGGCGGTGCCGCGCACATCGCGCATGGACATCGACAACGCGGCCAAGGCGGTCTCCGACCTCCTGCAGCGGCATGGCGTCGTCGACAACGACCGCGATGCCGTCCGCGTGCTCCTGGAGTGGCACGCCGAGCACGACGAGGTCGCAGCCACGGTGCGCGGCCTGTCCGACGGCGCCGCACTGGACCCGATCGCGCCCGTGCGCCCTCCGCTGGAGGCGGTGGCATGACATGGCACCTCCCCATCCTCGCGGGCCGCGCGCTCTCCGGCAGCATCTCCCTCGTCGTGCGCGCCAGCGCCGAATCCTCGCGCCTGCGGAGGTCCGCGCTGTGACCCATCGCGAGAACAAGGCGCACGCGCTCTCGGAGCGTGGGAACGACCTCTACGAAACGCCGGCCGTCGCCGTGCGGGCTCTGATCGGGACCGAATGGCTGCCACAACGGATCTGGGAGCCAGCCTGCGGGCCCGGCGCCATCGTGCGCGAGCTGTATGCGGCCGGGCACGATGTGCTGGCCACCGACCTCGTCGACTATGGCTGGAAGGGGCAGGTCTCGGACGTCGACTTCCTGAAGGTCGACGCGGCCCCTGAGGGCATCGACTGCATCGTCACGAACCCGCCCTACAAGGACGCTCGCGCCTTCGTGGAGCAGGCGGTGCGGCTCTGCCCGCGCGTGATGATGCTGCTGCGGTTCTCGTTCTACGAGAGCATCTCACGCGGCTCCATCCTCGACACCGGCACGCTGGCCCGGGTGCATTGCTTCCGCAAGCGCCTGCCGATGATGCACCGCGACGGCTGGGTTGGCCCGAAGGCCTCCTCGAACATGGCCTTCGCGTGGTTCGTCTGGGACCTCTCTCATCGCGGCCCGACGCAGCTCAGCCGCATGTCCTGGGAGGACTTCACCGACGAAGCCGGCGCCGATCCCCTCCTCATGGCCGCGGAGTAGGCGATGGCGATCCGTTCAGAAGCCCTTCGCGCGCTCGTGGCGGCCGGAGCCTCGGCCGAGATGCTGCTCGCGGTGATCGAGGCAGATGAGAGGGCGGCGGCTGCCGAGGTCGACGCCAAGACCGAGAAGCGGCGGGCTCAGACCGCCGCCCGGGTGCGCCGGCACCGTGAAACGCACCGTAACGCTGGT